AACCTGTTAATAAGTCAAATACCTGTGCAAAAATAATTGTTGCATTTTTGGTGCTATAGGTATCTACTAAAGATGGAGAGTGGCATTGTAGCTGTATTTGATTCCTATCCCCGTTGGATGCATACAAGCGCAACCTGCTCTCCATTTACCATTGTATCATTTCGCCGCACCTAAGACGGCACATTTTACGGTCTAACATTGGCAACCAAACGCACATTGAAACGGCAGGTAGCAGCCGCGAACAAAGCGGGAAAGCAAGCTATACTTACAACTAAGCGTACATTAAAAAGAGCAGTAAGTCAAGGGAAAAAGCAGCAACAGAATAACGAGTTACAATACATAGAACGATTATTAGGTGAAGATTTTGAAAATTTATCGCAAGCGCGTAGAGCGATGACGAGCGAAGTTAAGACGTTACGCAGAAAGGCGACTAAGAAAGAAAAACCGATTGTAACATTCAAGCAGTTATCGAAAGTATTACCAAAGCGACTAACACCCAAAGCAATTAAGAAGTCAGCATTAGGAGTAATCAAGGAGTCAGTTAAGCAAGTAACGAAAGCGATTGTAACACAAGCAAAAGAGATTGCACATCCATTCAAACAATCACAACCACATATAACAGTTAGTCCGAGCGCGAAAATATATACAATGCGTGATCTAAAGGATGGTGATAGACGAGCGATAGGTGAGTATTTGCAAGACAGGTTAAATGCGAACGCTTTAGATAAGGTGTTATTACAACCGGGCGAGTCATGGGCGGCGACAGTAAGTTATAGGTATACGGCGACGGATGGGAAAGTTAAAACAGGTTACGCAAATACGCATCATATTTACGCTAACGCGTACGCACTATTTAAGACGCTATCAGGATATGTAGAGCACGCGAAGATCAGCGCGAATCAAAAGGCGCAATGGTTAAATCAAATTAAGATTGTCAAGTTTGGTGGAAGTGGTAACGAGTGGAAAGCGAAAAAGGAAAAGGAAACTATTAAGCAAGATGTACGGCGTAAGAAAGTATCAGCTAAGCTGAGAAAGAAAGGAAAGAAAAATGCTTGAAATTGAAATAATCCAAATGCTTGAGATTCAAACAGTTCAATGTGAAATAGTATATATTGCTAAGTCGCATATTGTTTCCTTGCGATTCAAGCAATACAGGATGAACAAACAAGTAACAGAGATTTTAACGAGTGGTGGTAGGAGTTATGATACGTTTGTAACTGTAGAACAAATTTTGCATGCTCTTGGAGGTAACAATGATAATACAACAAATGAAGGATGAGTGTCTAAGAATTTGCGGTTCAAACGTGCATATTGATATGCACCGTTTCGCGCCAGAAATGTGTCCAATTCAATTGTATTTTTGTCAACATATTAGTATGTTATTAAAACCAACTATGCACGAACAGAGAGTGAGGTTATTCGATGAAACAGAATCAAGTAAGAGTAATTGATGGTGGTAACGAATTAGTAAGAAATCGAGAACGCGATCAAGAACGTGTTTGTTCAACGTGCGATGGTGCTGGTTTGTTACCATGCAACGAAAACATACAAAGTAGTAAAACAAAACTCTGTACATCATGCAACGGTCATGGAGTAATTTTGTATACGGAGTTTCAACGCGTACCTAAGATCATTAGATACGGGATAACGGATGAGGCGAAATGCAGGTTCGAGAACTGAAAAATTTACTTGAGCATTTACCAGACAGTTATGATATTCTTTTACATAGCGGGTCTGGTGCAATAACTCCACTTATGTCATGCGAAGTTACGCCAGTTTATCATTCTGTAACATTCCGTAACTATCGAGTGACACGTGAACCAAAAATTATCAAGTCATGGGATGGTCAAGAATTTGAGATACCGTATCTATGACAAAACCAATTTACACAATTGACGTAGAAACGGACCCGTTTGTATATGGTCGTGACCCGCAACCATTCGCAGTTGGATTGTATACGGGCGATAGTTGGCGCTATACGTGGGGCAAGGATTGTATCGAAAAGATGGGAGTTATATTACGCGCAATGCCGCCAGCAATTGTATACGCTCACAATGGTGGTAAGTTTGATTTTTATTTTATGATAAATTGGTTTGCAGATCGAAGGAATATACTCATCATAAATGGAAGGATAGTTAAGGCGGATATGTGGAGGGATGGAACAGACAAGTATCACGAGTTACGTGATAGCTTCGCAATAATGCCATTCGCATTGAAAAAATACAAGAAAGAATTGATTGATTATAGAACCTTTGAGGTAGAGACAAGGCAATCACATAAAAAGGAGATACTAGCATATCTCAAAAAGGATTGTATTTATTTGCATGAGTTATGTATCGCATTTCGTGATAGGTTCGGTGACAATTTAACGGTTGCGAGTACAGCAATGAAGCAGCTAAAGAAGCTATACAGTTTCGAGAATTTATCGCAGTTAGAAGATGAAATGATTCGTAAACCGTTTTACTTTGGAGGACGTGTACAGTGTTTTGAAAAAGGTATCATAACTCCAGGCAAGGGAAAGAAAATTATAGCATACGACTTGAATCAGTGTTATCCGTATGCTATGAGAAATTTTAACCATCCTATTAGTTGTGTTGCTAACAGGATAGGAAACGATATTACAGATCAGACCTATTTTCTAACAGTGTATGGTCGTAACCATAACGCTTTTCCTAGACGCGAAAAAACTGGGTTGCGTTTTGATATGGAGCGTGGCGAGTTTAATGTTACGATACATGAGTACAAAGCAGCGCTAGATACTGGATTGTTTGAGTGTGAGGATGTAATTAAAACATACGATTTTGAACAAGCCGGTAACTTCTCTTTATTTGTTGACAAGTTTCACACTCTTAGACGCGAAGCGCAATTGAAAGGTGACGCGGTGGGAGCATTGTTTTATAAGTATGTTGGTAACTCATGTTATGGAAAGTTTGCACAGTCGCCAGATGATTACTATAATTATATGCTTACGGACGATAAAACAAACTTGAATCCTACACATAGCATGGATGGTTTTTTCCCATGCACTATAGTTGGATTCGCGGGATATATTTTATGGAAGCAAGAGAGTCATTCCGTTAAGAGGTACAATGTGGCGACAGGTGCAAGCATAACGGGTGCGGCAAGGTCACTGCTTATTCGAGCGTTAGCAAAAGCACAGCGGCCATTGTACTGCGATACAGATTCGATTGTATGTGAGGGATTGAAAGGAGTACCAATTGACCCTACTAAGATAGGTCATTGGAAGATTGAAGAAACAGGAACGCGCATGGCGATAGCGGGACGTAAGTTGTATGCCTTATTCAAAGGAAAAGAATGTGTCAAGTTGGCGAGTAAAGGTGTTCACCTAACTCCCGATGAAATCCTACAAGTTTCTAGAGGCAAGAGTGTAACATGGAAAAAGGACGCTCCCACGTTCAATTTCAAAACGCATACAGCGAGTTACATAAGTCGCACTGTTAAAATGACCTGATAAAATAATCATTAAATAATGCTTGACAAGTTAGGGACAGGTAGTACAATTGTAATAGGTTGAATTTATGATACCTGCCGGTCAGAATTTTGCGTATACCGATACAGCGACGAGCGATGGAACCACTCTAACTTTCACGAGTAACGAGGGTGGTAATACTCTCATAGCAATCTTCGCCGCAACTGCCACAACAAATGATTTTGATTCATTACCTGCTTTGCTATCCGATACTGTTGGCAATACATGGATTTTAATGTATTCAAATAGTGGAGAAAATGCTGGTGGCAGTTATAATCAAATATCTATATATGTTTGTAATCGTTCTATCGCATCCGATACTAATATATTAACCTCGCCTGTATCTGTTCCTGATCTGCTATTACAATGGGCAACAGCGTATTCATTTCAATCGAATTTTGCCGCATTGAATTTTATTGGTGGTGATTATGCTACTGGTCAAAGTGCCGATTTTGTTCTTAATGCATATGGTAATGGACCATGTTTGGTTATAGCAGGTGTATTCGATTCAATTTATAACGGTATTCCAGAAAGCAATTTATTACCGTTACCGTTACCTATTCCAGAATGGTTTGCCAGTTGTTCATGGGAACAATATACTGGATTTGTTCATGTATCCCCAGAAGTGTTTTTTACGGTGAATACGGCTACCGATGTATTCGCATTTACTCTTGTCTTAGGTGGTTCAAATTCTACTAGTGGACCAAACGCTCAGACGCTATCATTTAGTATCAACAAAGGCCCGGAACCATCATTCCCTAAAGAGGGACGTGCGATTGCTACAGTACAGATAGATTGTACTCAACAGATCGTAACTCCGTGGCCGATTGATTATCCAGAGTTTGCAATGTATTCGGATGCGAATTCAGAAACGGTTGGAGCGATCGTACTTGAATTTGATTTAGAACATTTATTCCAAGGTTCTGGATTGTCGGAAGTAAGAACACTCATGGTATGGTCACGTCCTGATTTTAATGCAATCAATTTACCTCATAGAGAGGATGGTTTTGATTCTGAAACAAATACACTATTTCCTAATTTAGCTTTGCTTACAAATAAAGTTACATTACAAACCGTAATGCTAGGAGCACAAGCAGCAAGCGGAAATTATGGTGTTAGTGGCGAGTATCAGATTCTACCGTTTCCCGGAAACAAGAACGGTTTGAAATATCGTTTCATCTGTCCACAATTTTCGCTAATTGCTCCCATCGGAAAATTCACTTTACAGTTTCTCAATTTTGAAGTTATGGGAGCAATTGATTCTTACGCTGGAATACTTTCACAATCGAGTGTTGGTTAGGAGATTTATGAGCGGTGTAGAGATGATGATGAAATCGTTTGGAATTGACCCTGAGAAAATCAAGGCCGAGTTAGGCGGTATTCTAAAAACTACTACGGACAATGTTATGCGCGAAGTTACCGCGATTAAAGAATCGCAGTTACGCATTGAAACAAAAGTGGATTTAATTCTCGGAGTAATGAATCCGCAACCGGAAAAAGAAGCAGAGCCGGAAAATAAGTTGCTTACTGAATATAGTGGTCAACTTGATTCTGTTAATTAGGAGTTAGCATGGCGGAAACTCTAACCATCCCGGTAGCAAGTTTGGAACAAGCTACAGATTCCGCGCTGGTAACTCACGAGGTTTTAGATCAGGCAGCGCATGAGCAAATTGCAGATACGAAAGATGAGGATTACAAATGGCTGACAGATCGCTTAGACGCGCAAAGCGCGGAGATAGCATCCCTTCGGATGTTGTGCCTATCGCAGTATCAGGAACAATCAACGTTGCTTCAATCGAATCAAGAGCAGAGTCGATTACTGATACAGAGTCAAAGCGAAATGATAGCGAACCTATTATCGAGCGTAACAGCGCTCAGCGAATCAGCATTATTGAAGTTGACCCAAACACCGTTGATGAATTCATTGCTGGTAGAAGAACCGATAGTGGAACCGGAACCGATACCAGTGGTAGTGACGGAAAGCGTACCAGAAAGCCAAGATCAGACGCGGGAGAAAAGCGTGGACGCAAGCGGAAAGAAACGCCGCAGAATGTAGAAGCATTAGTTACCATGGTTCATACATGGGCGAGTGTTCTATTAAAGACGCCGGAACTAATGCTTGATACAGATGAGGTTAAACAGTTATCGGATGCGTATTCAGTTTTTAGCGAATACCATGAAGTACCGATACTGAGCGCAAAGCGAATGAGTGAAATCAATCTGGTAGCTGTTGCACTAGCGATTTACGGGTCACGAGTTATTGCGATTCGCAACCGTCACAAGCAAGAAAGCAAGCAGGAAAACAAAATTCATGTTATGGGAACAATCAATCAGACAGAAAATGTGAATCATCAACCTGTAATGTAATTGGAGGAGTTATGATTACGTTTCCAAAGGTATCAAAATCATCATCGTTTTTGAAAATCATTGAAAGCGCATTGATTCCACTCGGAGAAGATGTACTAACTATCGCAGAGCAAACATCATTACTTGCGTTACAAGCGATGATGAATAAACTGGTGTCCAAAATCTGAAAGTAAACGGTAACTTTGATGGCAAAAATTATTCCCATTAGCGAGAAGGATAAGTTCCGGTTGCCGGGACCATCAGATCGTATCGCTATAATTGGACATACTGGAAGCGGTAAGAGTCAAGCCGCAATGTGGCATTTAAGCAATACTAACTTTGATGTAATGCCATGGGTGATTATTGACCCTAAAGAAGATGACAAGATCAATGCGATTGAATCGGCAGAATACATAGATTTTAAGACGATTCCAAAGCATCCGGGAATTTACATCCTTCCCACTACTCGTTATGATGTGGAAGCATTAGATGAATATCTTGCATCGTTACTGGAAAAGAAGCGTATCGGAGTTTACATTGATGAAGCGAGTGAGTGCGGTTTTGGTCCGGGTTTTGAAACTTTTCTTACTCGTGGCCGTTCGCGTATGTGTCCAGCTATTGTACTTTGCCAACGCCCTGTTAATGTATCACGCTATTCGTTTTCGGAAGCACAGTTTGTACAGGCGTTTCCATTGACCGATGAGCGCGATTATAAGACGTTGCGTGGATTCGCAAAAATACCAGAATTTGATTCTAATCCATTACCGGAATTTTATTCGTACTATTACGATGTACGCTGGAAAAGGTGTTATCGGTTGCAACCTGTACCACAGATCGATGTGATACTCGATAACATAAACGAGAAAATGGAAACTCGTGTACAGCGTAGACGTTTTATGTGAAGGGAGGTAAGGCGTGGCAAACGAAAACATTCTCAGTTGGAATTTCGCCAACTGGATAACAGTCGTACTAATGGCGCTCATCATGTTCTTTTTGCTAGGTATTGTGCAGAAGTATATGCAGGGCAAAGTTAGTGGAGGGAGTAGCAGCTAACATGGATGATTTTATTAACATCAAACTACTCTCGCATCCGATGAATTGGTTGATAATTTTTCTAATGCTGACAATCGCGGCGATTGCAGGACATGAGATTTTATCGCTAGTTAAGATCGAACCATCCACGCTGTAATAACCTGTTTCGCCGCTGTGAGGTAACATGAACATAGTTAGCAAGGTTGGAAACAAACAAACACTCGTGGCCTCACCGACGATACAAAAGGTTGTGGCCGTACCTGCAACAGTAGAAGAGCGTTTGACTGCTCTTGAAACAGCTATGCCACAGCGCGTACAAGAGCGTGTGGCATTGCAACAGCGTACCATTGCGCTTGAAACAGGTGTAACTACACTTACGAAAAAGCATGACAATTTGCTAATTCGTTTGCGTAAAAAATTAGCGTATCTCTAACCATCGGCAATTGCCGTATCCGGTCCTATGACCTAACAAGTGAGGTTACACCATGCCACCAGCAGCGCAAACGCAACCATCGGCAATGACAATTCAACAGATCAATCTAGCACAACGTCGTCAAGTGCTTTCACAGTCAGTTAAGCGCAAACAGCAGATCAGTTCTACCACGTTCAATCCGGCGAATGGAAACGTGTATACGTGTAACTCCATTCTTGCCGTAGGATTGATTCTCCGATTTTATGTAGAAGTTACAGCAACCTATTCGGCACTTACGGAAGCCGATAGTACGATTGTTGTAACTGATTTTGGTGCAATGAATTCACTGTCAAACGTGCAATTCACCGATCTTCAAAACAATCAGCGACACAATGCGCCGGGTTTGCAGTTTGCATTGACGCAAAGTTTCAAGGACAAATTGCCTTTTGTTGGCGCTCAGACTTACGCGCAAACAGAGGGTAACTTTGGCGCGAATTGGCCGCTTGTTTATGCCAACGTGCCAACAGTTGATGCGCCGGGTTCCTCTCGTGTAGTTTACGAAATTCCGATTGCATATTCAGACGATGACTTGCGCGGCGTGATTTATGCGAATGTGGTCAGTAATCAAATGAATCTGCAATTGACCGTAAACAATGCATTGGCTTCACCATCAACAGGTGATGACACATTCGCCATTTTCTATCTTACTCCGGCAGCGGGTGAGACAGGCGCGAAAATGACCAATGTTACCATCAACATTTATCAGGAATATCTTGACCAGTTGCCAATTGGTCAAAACGGAATCGTATTACCGCAACTGGATATTTCGACGCTGTATCAGTTGCTTTACACGAATTTTGCGAACCTCACAGCCGGTCAAGACAATTATGTGCAGTACACGAATTTCCGGCGCTTTATGAGTCTGTTAACTTTGTACAATTCAACAGGAACGCGTGGTGGACGTTTGACAGGTTCCGATATTACATTTTGGAAGCTGGTCAGCGCGAACCTTACAAACATCTTCCAAGAGTCGCCTTACGAACGCGCACGAGTACAACGTCGTATTCTTGGAACTGACCCACCTCCGGGAACGTATTATTTCCCATCCCGCAAACAGCCGATTTACACGCAAGCAAGTGGTAACATTCAATTAGATCTAGTTCCCACTGTTGCAAGCGCGCAAGCGTATTTGTTTGTTATGTGGGAATTCTTCGGCGTGCAGAATGTGCTCAGTCAAGCCGGCTCACTTAGTTCCGGTTCCTAGCTTTTTGCTACGTTTTCAATTCTCCTATGCGTAGCATAAAAGGTGCCGGGTGACTATACACTCCTAGTCACTCGGCACAGTGAAAGGTTTACGAATGACTGATACGATTGCAGTCGCACTGATCAGCGGTGGATTCTCGATTTTAGGTATTGTTCTTAATGCGAGAATTAGCGCATTGAAAAATGGACAAAACAAGTTACACTCAATGGTTAATGATCGCATGACTGAAATGTTACTAATAACGCACAAATTAGGAGTGCGAGAGGGTGAGGAAAATTGTGGAAACGGGACAGGGAATCATAACGAAAATCTTCTCTTGGATAACACATCCGGGAACAAGTCAGGAACAGCTTAGCGACTGGGCAGCGTTTCTGATACTTGCTTTGATCGCGGGATATCTCTGGTCTACTGTTATTAAGGTGGTGGACTAATTGACTAACCATGAGTTCAAACAACTAATGCGTAAGTTAGATGAAATTTTATACGCATTAAAACCTCACGTATTTTCACTCGAAGTCGAACAAGTTTTTGGAGGTAACATGGACCTTTCTAAGAAAGTCAGAAACATTGCTCCCGTTGCGCGTCTATCGGCTGTTGGCGATATGGGTGGCCTCACATCGCCCGGAACCGCGTCAATTCTTGTATCGCTACTCGATAACGGCGTGCCGTACATTCCATCGACTGTACAGCCGCCTGCCAGCGCGTATACATTCAATCCCACACTAACGTGTGACGATAACAGTGTCACAATGGTAGCTGACCCGAACGTGGTGAATCAGGCGAACATTACCATCCCTACCGGCGATACGAATACATCTGTGACGTTCACCGCAACCGCTGTTGCACCTGATGGTAGCACGGCAACCGGATCGCTTACTATTCCGTTTGGTTCCGTTGCACAACAGTACAGCATTTCGCTTGTGCAGACGTCCTAGCTTCGGGCCTACTGTACTAACTGCGTGCGATAAGGCTCAAACTTATCGCACGCGTTAACTCTTCAATGAAAGGAATTTATGAAATCATGGCATTGGTATTCAATCATTACAATCTTGATTATCGGGTATCTACTCGGAGTCAAGTTTCCATCAACCGGGACCGTACTGTTAGGGAAAGTGGGCATGTAGCTTGTCACAAACTAACTGGATTGCCGCATTTCTGTTAATTGGTTTTATCGTGTATGTTATCACGAAAGGTCAGTTACCAGCTTACCGTGCGATAGTGGGAGTTTAATATGCCGATTGTTTTTGGATTCGCTGGCATACTCTTAATCGTTGCGGGAGTGCGAGGTCAAACCACGCAACTATTCTCACTCGTTAAGAGTGATTTTAGTGGACAACCAAACTACTTCGAGTGGATGATGGCGATTTTCTTGATAGGTGTTATTGGTTACATCAAGGAACTATCTACCATAAGTCGTATGTTTATGATTTTGGTTGCCGCTGGATTGCTCTACAAGAATAAGCAAGTGTTCTCACAAGCGGATACGCAAGCTACAGCGAACCCGGCACCCGTACAAACTAATCCAGCACAAGCGCAACCGGCAACTTTATACGACTTGAAACAACCATCAACAGTACCACAAGCAAACGCGCAACCATCGAATTCTGATCAGACTAACAATGCAGATAACTGGTGGGGTTTGCGACCGTTTCTTGAAACTCCGAGTTTCGATCAGTAGAAAGGATTTTATGAGCGATAACATCATTACCGGAATCGTTGCTCTTCTTACCGCTATTATTGGTATTGCTATTCTTGCGGCGCTTGTAAGTAAAAGCGCGAATACAGCGGGCGTTATATCGTCTGCTAGTAGTGGATTTAGTGGGATTCTAAAATCCGCGCTAGGGCCGATCACTGGTAGTACAAATAGTTCGCTTGCGAATCCAATAAATTTCAATGGGTCAACAGGTGGACTCGAATCAATTTCGTTCTAAGTGAGGGAAAATGGAAAATCAATTGGTAACATCGGTGGTCACTGTAGCGATGGCAATTATCGGAGTCGCTATCATTGCAGTATTGGTTAGCAAGCAAGCCAATACTACGGGAGTAATTCAGGCTAGTTCATCCGGGTTTAGTCAAGCACTCGGCACGGCTTTGTCTCCCGTAACAGGTTCAACAGGCCAAAGCAGCCTTGGCTTGTCATTCGGCGGCGCTAACCAGATGAGTTACGAATAAGGGAGAGTTATGCGTCGAACATTTAACAAAATGAAATCAGCAATGTTTGACCCGCAATTACCACAGCGTAATGTATTGCCGAATCCCGGCAATCAACAATCGCCGTGGTTTTTTACCACTGGGCCTGTATTTTATCCGGGAGCAGATGGTGCGATTCTAGGCAGCAAGTTATCGAAGCCATGGCAGTCACTTTTTGGGTATGCGTATCGCGTACAGAATCCGAATAAGTACAACGTAATGCAACCTCCACAAATGTATGCTCCCAAAGGTGCTCCGATTGTTGGAATCAATATTCAGTTACCGCAAAACGTGGTAACTATTCCGGCAGTAAACAGCGATGGAACGTATGCGAGTGAAGGAATTTTTACGGCTCAATCAGACGCCTTTCAATATGGAACAAATGCGTCCATGGAAAACAACGAAACGTTTTCGTAACGAGGTTTAACAATGGAAAAAATTACCGCATGGATTAAATCGCATCCTTACGAAAGTGGTGCTCTTGCGTTAGTGGGAGCAATAGGGTTGTATTTAGTATTCAAAAGTTCTAGCGGTGGAACCGCTGCTAGTAGCTCTACAAATTCAGCAGCATCGGATTATTATAATGCTCAGTTACAAGCTGCACAAATTACTGCGTCTCAAACGGCTCAACAAAACGCATTACAAGCACAAGAGTATACCTCGCAATTAAACGCATCAGTCTCTAACACTACTACGGCTGCTCAGTTAGCGGCGATTCAAGATCAGGATTCATCGGCTGTACAATCGGCGCAGATAGCAGCTAACTCAAACAATGTAACTTCTACACTCGCCGCCGATGTAGCAAATTCTCAAGTGGCCGCGCAAGTGACAGAGGCACAGATTACAGGTGACGTTACTAACAATGCTACCAATGCTCAATTGGCAGCTATCAGTGACCAGATACAAGGTCAGGTAGACTCGCAACAAATAGCGGCGAATGTATCAAACGCTACGACTGCCGCTCAGGTGCAAGAAAATAATGATAATCTAGCATCTGTACTCGGAATTGTAACTGCTCAAGATCAAGTGCAACAATCTGAATACTACGATCAGTATTTAGGACAACAGGCAAACGATAACACTGCCGTTGCAATAAATACAAATCAAATGACAACGTTAAACAATGAAGCTAACGATGCGACTGTAATCAATTTACAAGGTTTGCAAGATCAAACTATTGTTGATACAACGCAGGCAAATAACCAATATGCTTTACAGAGTACGGCGCTTAATGCCGCAACGCAAGGCGGCCCGGGTGGTGTTTTCTACGGGCAATCTGCTACTACAGATGAAGCGCTAAATTCGTTATTTGGTACGGCGTTTGGTGAATCAAATGTGGGAGTGGCAGGAGAACAAGCAAACGCTTCAATAAGCAGTGCAGCTTATGCGGATAGTGCGGCGACTAATGCCGCTATCGCAAGTGCAGCATCGAAAACGGCAGGTAACATCATTAGCGCTCTATTCAGTTAGGAGACACAATGTACATGACTCCACAATACTCAAATGCTCCGAACATTTCGCCGCAGCATGTAGGATACAGTTACCTTGCGAGTAACGCTATCATTGCGCGAAAACCTGCACCCATTCAAACATTCGGGAGCGCATCGTCACCAACTAATATCGGAGGAAATCTAACGAGTAAAACATTTCCGGTTTTAGGTGGCCGATCAGTGTTGAATGGATTGTTTGGTTAGAAAGGAATGTTATGAAAAACGTTTTTGGTTATCTCTTCGCGGCAGTAAGCGCTCTTGCTGGTATTATGTACATCTTTCAAGTACATTCTAGCAATAGCAATTCCGCGCCTGTTACGAATGTTTTTCCTGCATTGAATACATCGGACCCTACCATTGCTACTACCACTCTAGCAGCGCTAAATGACCCGCTGCCAACAGACGTAACTACTCAACAAACTACCACCGAACAAACGGCTCAAAAAGTTGTGCCGTATCCCGTCTTTCTAGTGTGAGGTTATGATACGATTTATGAGTCTCAATAGTCTAGCACAAGCAATCGCGCAAGAGGAGCAAGGATTAGTCAATGGTAGCCTTAACTCTAATACTGTTGGAATGAGTGCCAATAATCCTCTCAATCTTGAAATGGGAGATATTGGTTACGGAACAGCTACTGCGGCAGGTGGTCAACAACTTACAATCTTCGCATCGTTACAGGATGGATGGGACGCTGCCACAAATATGCTCAATAAGGATGTGAGCGGAAACAGTTCTATCTACTCTCCTAATATGACTCTACAAGAGTACATGAATACATTCACAGGCGGTAATCAAAATGCTGGTAACACTGTAGCTTCGATTTTGAATGTACCATCTTCGACTCCGATAAGTTCATTCGGAAACGCTGTACAAAGCACACAACCTAGCAGTACAGCATCTACCACTACAACCGCGCCTAGTAACTCATCCTCTACACCATCGGGATGGTGGGATACTTTGAAAGGTTATCTACCGGGAACGGGTGCACCGGGTGTTACTGATATAGTCGCTATCATTGCTGGTCTAGTTTTGATCAGTGGAATGGTCTTTGGTTTTCGGCAACTTGCCGTAACAGTTCAACAGGGTGTTAAGAGTGGTGCTGCATTAGCAGCATAAGAAAGGTTTACCATGCCAGTTACAATCGTACTTTCCGGTATCAGTGGAATTGAGTTTACGGGAGTCGATGGTCCTATCGAACCTCAAGAGGGAATCGTATCAATTCCGTTAGGTGGTGCGGCAGTTTCCAGTGTCAACACCATTACTGGTAATGTGGTTTTAGTCGCTGGCACTGGTATCTCTATTATTCCGGCAGGTCATACCCTCACGTTTGCAAACACATTAGCAGAACCAGTTACTTCTCTCAATACTCTAATTGGTGATGTGACACTTACGGAAGGAGCTAACATTACACTTACGTCTGTTGGTAACGCGATTGAAATTGCGGCGACTGGTATAGGTGGATTAACACTTATCGAAACGCAAACTATAATAGCGTCACAAATTGCTATAAGTTGTGTAATTCCAAACACTTTCAAACATCTGAAAATTATAGCTGCGATGAAGGGAGTTGCCGGAGGAGCGTCTTACCCTCTTGGAATAACATTTAATGGTGATGATAGCGCAATTTATAACTGGGCATCTAACGATAATACAGGCCCAGGTCTTGCTATCGATTCAACATCAATACAAATTGGAATAGTTCCGGGTTCCGTTGGAACAGATTTTGGTGCTATTGAAGTTGATATTCCAAATTACAATTATGCAGGTCCACAATCTTTAGTTAGCAAATACTTTAGTAGTAACTATGGTGGTTCTTTAGCTTTTATAGTTGGCGTTTCTGGTGGTGTATATGATGGTGTCGATCCTATTGAATCAATAACACTTGCCATTGATGGTAGTAATATGGCAATTGGTTCTATCGTATCTGTATACGGCACCATGTAAAATAGTTGAAAATAATGCTTGACAAGATTCACTCGGCTGTGAAAGAATACTCTCATGCGTATAGGAGCGCATCAACAATGCCACAAGAAAACGAAATTGAAATACCGCCCATCCCTGCTACTCTCAATCATGCGTTAAACGACCTTCTACTCCATTCGCAAACGCGTAATCTGGTTATTACGGCTTGGCAAATGGGAAACGAATATGGTTACAAAACAGGATACGATATTGCGTACAAAAAAGGTATCGAATTCTGTACGAATTTGCTTGACAAGAAACCGGGAGTATGAAACACTAAGAATGTGGTCAATGACCACTAATCAAACCGAATAGGAGAACATTTACCATGACTGATCAGAATCAAAACGTGATGCAGTTTGAAATCGTGAAACGGGTCACTGTTCCGTTTCTTCGCATTGACGATGCAGGTACACCGTCTTACCTCAAGTTTGACACTGCTATCCTGCCGGACACCACCACGTTCTCGGAGCGCGTCCGGGCATCCAAGAACGACGCAACATCCAAACAGGAACCGATACACATTGCAACCGTGACCAATGTCCAAACAGGCGAAGTGCTAAGGCTCGTAGCACATCAAGTGCTGGAATCCACGCTTGACGATGCGTATCCTGACAAGTCATACGTTGGTCGCATCTTCGAGATTAAGAAGTCGAAGCGCGAAGGAAAGCGCTACTTTTCATTCGATATTCAGGAAATCAAACTCAAGGGTGCTAACTCTTCCGCACCCGTTGCCGGTAAAAAGTAGCTTACCTCGTTCCACTAAAGGCCCGGTTATCCGGGCCTTTATTTTGTTGAAAAATAATACTTGACAAGGTTCCTGATCTGTGAAAGAATAATATCAGTCGTATAGGAGCGACTACAAAATGAAAAATTGTACATCAAAAATTCACTCTAACTGCTCCGGGTTGAGCGGTGACTGCTCCGGGTTGATCGGTGACTGCTCCGGATTGAGCGGTAACTTATCCTGGTTGCGCGGTGACTGCACCAGGTTGCGCGGTGACTGCTCCGGGTTGCGCGGTAACTGCTCCGGGTTGATCGGTAACTGCACCGGGTTGAACGGTAACTGCACCAAGTTGCGCGGTAACTGCTCCGGGTTGATCGGTGACTGCTCCGGATTGATCGGTAACTGCTCCGGGTTGATCGGTGACTGCTCCGGGTTGAGCGGTGACTGCTCCGGCTATGAAACCAAAATCGTTAAACGATTGACAATTTGACGCATCTATGAGATACTTTTAATAGACCTTTCAGTTCACTTTGAACTGTTCCACTGCCCCCGTTGCCAAAGCGGGGGCAGTTATTTTCCTCAAA